ATTTGTCTTTGATTCTCCACATCATATTCTTGTTTTGGTTCTGGTATGTATGAAGTTATTTTAGCCATTATCTTCTTCCATCTGGTTTTATATCTACTCTTAATGTTCCATAACGCCAAGTCTCACCTATAGCATCATTTTCTATTTTAATTGCAAGTAGTCTTCCTCTAGCTCTAGTGTCTACTTTATCAGTGGATGATGTTATTGTAAAGGGTCCAAGAGGTGAACTGGATGCTGTATCACTTGGATAGTTGTTTAATAATAAAGTTACTTTTGAATTACCAGTTAATACTTTAAAGTCTGGTATAAATCGTTTCATAGACATAATAAACTCACCATCACCTCTTAAATCAGCAAGTCCTGTTGTCTGACCCAAAGCACTTTGTCTAGCAGATATATCAAAATCACCAGATTGAATGTATGCATCAATTGATGTTGTACCAGAACTATTGACTTGATCGGTTCCGGTTTCATGAGCATAGTAAGTTGATGCACCAAAAGTTGCTGTAATACCTTGAATTGGAAAATTAGGTAAAGCAGTTGAATCATAGTCAGTTGCATAAGGTAAATCATAAACACCTTGATCAACATAACTTGATCTAGATAACGAAGACGTAGTCCAAAGGTTTTCTGCAAAATTATAAGTTACACATCTATTATTTTGCGTAGATCCAGAGGTTGGGTAGAACCAATTTATTTCATTATATAAACTATTATGTTCACAATAAATTATTCTTCTTGAATCAAAATTAATACCTAAATTATCACCTGTTGTAGTAAATACAAAATCTTCAACTAAACAAGGAATGGCTTTTACAGTACCATCAAACATAAAAAATCCACCTTCTGATGACATCCAAAACACAATACCATTAGAATAACTAAGTGCATTTTGTCCGATCAATCCACAGTTAGTACCAACTTGTCTAACACTAAATGTAAATGGTGGTCCAACATATTGGATTACATACGCTGATGTATCAGTTAATACTAAAGTATAATCTTTACCAGATACAGCTCCAACAATCTGATTGCCTTTATCTAATCGAAAGGTTCCGGCTGTATTAGTTGCGGTTGGTTGATAAGTATTAAAATCTTCTTGATTAGAAAATCTAATGAACATCGGATCTTGTGAACTAGGAGTTCCAATAGTTGTTTCAGTTCCGAAATGAAATACATGTCTATCTCTATCAGATACTTGTGTTAATCTTGATGATGTTGGTGCTCCTGTCATTATCGTTGCTCTAGTTTCTCTAGGTGATGCTGCACCTGCATTCCAAGTAAATGTTCTACCATTTCTAATAGTTGCAACAAGTATTTGACCAAAATTATCTAAAGACCATTGACCAGGTTCTAGTGTGACATCTGCAATTGCAGAAGCTGTTCCCCAGGTGCCTGATCCCCAAGTATCTGTACCCCAACCAAAACCGATAGTTTCAAAGGTAGGTCCGACAAGTACATATGGATTAATAGTTGCTGATCCAGTTCCTGAAGTAGTGCCCGCTGAATTAGAAGGCATTGTAATTTCAAAAGTATTATCTGTTCTATTTAACACTTCAAAAGTATTGTCTGTAAAGTCAGCTGTTGAATAACCAGATCCTGTTGGAACCGTAACCGAAGTAAATGTTATAAATCTACCATCTAATAATCCATGAGCTGTTTTATTAACAGTAACTGTTGCGGATCCGGATGTTGCATCAAAGTCAACTCCAGTAATAGCTGTATCTAAAGGTGTGATGTCAAAAAATTGTTCGTCGTAATATAAATATAGACCTTGGGAAGTACCAATGGCAACATATCTTTCACCATCAATACTAGAAAAACTATGTTGCGCTCTTGCTGCACCCGGTAATGTTTTATTACCAGTAGTTAATTGACTCCAACCACCTATTTTTTCAGGTAGTCCGTATCTAAATCTTACAAAATCACCATCTACCCATTGAGATTCTCCTCCTGAGTCAGTAATCATTTTGTTAAAACCAGGTTTAAAATTAAGCTTTTGTAGCATAGTTATCCAAATATTATAAAGGAGACAGTAGATGGTATGTGGTGGTGTCCACTGCCTCCATTATAATATACTACCTTTTAAACCAAGATGGAAGACCTAAATGTGGTCTTTTATCAAACATATTTTCTTTGGATCCAGGAGTTTTTTTATTGTTATAATGTAAAAAAACTTGAACACATTCTTTACCTTTAAACTTATTTCTCCAATGTTCTAATTCACAACCAGAATATACTAACATATCTCCTTGTTTTAAATTTACTTTAATACCTTTTAGTCCTTCTTTACCAGACGGCTCTAGATATATTGGCCAAGGATCACCTCCAAGATTCATAGTAGTAGATATCTCACAACTAAATCTATCTTTATGTCTTTTAAGTTCATCTCCCTTTTTATAAATTCTTGCATATGTATATGCAGGATATAATTTTAATCCTGTTACTTCTTCCATTTTAGGTTGGCATTTTAGTAATAAAGTTTCCATAGCAATGTTGCTGTAAGCAGAATAGGTGTTTGGTATTTGACCATCTGGCTCTTCATAATATCCTAATATATCTTCAAATGGTGAAAAGTATCTACGCTCTCTACAAGTATCATAAACTTGTTTTTGCATACTAAAATAATTTGCAACAAACGCAGCTAAATCTTTTGATATTGCTTGACGAATAACTGTGTATTTATTTTTTTTAAACATCCTTAGCCATTCCTTTTAACACAGCCTGCATATTCCAATGTATAAATCTAAAAGGCTCTTTGCCGTGATCTACTATAAATTCATGTTCTAAGTATCCAGGAAATATTACAAGAGTTCCTGGTGTTGGTTTAATGTGAATTAATTCAGTTGCACCTGAATTAATTTTATCATTTTTCATGTGTAATTTAGTTGCACGTGCTCCTGTTCTAGGGTCATGAAATATTGGATAAGATGTTTTATCTGAACATTTTAAAAAATAAAAACCTGATACATGTTGATTCCAATGAATGTGAGCAGAGTGGTTACCGCCACCTTTTTTAGAAAACTCTTGTACCCACAATTCAGTAAACATAGTAGTATAAAGCGACATGTTATAACCTAGATGATCTAAATACTCCCAAGATTTTCGACCAACGTAATTTCTAAAATCTAAAAAATCATTGTCATTTGTTAATGATGTTGAATGATAACTTCTTCCAAAATCTCCATGTTCTTTTATATATTTTTTCGCTTCTGGAAAATTTCTAGCGGCTTTAATATGTTTGTTAGAAGCTTTGTTTAAAGAATTTAAATATTCTAATTTTGTTTCAGTCCAAATAGTTGTGTTAAAGTAATTATTTATATACATATTATTTAAATGGATATCCAAGGTTCCACATCACCAATGAATATCTTACTCCTTTCGTTACTGGTTTAACTCTATGCCATAAAAATGAAGGAAATACAATAATAGATCCTTTAGGTAGTATTTGTTTACACTGTATTTTATGTTTAGATTCGTCTCTCATATTAGGTTCATAGTTTCTAAAATCAAATTCTAATTCACCGCCTTCATATTCTGAACCATCAGTTAATTGACAAGTCATGGATAATTTTCTTATTTTCCCATTCATATCAGGTTCATGAAAAGAATCACAATGCCAATCGTAATACTGATTTAGTTTATATTTTGTAAATTGACAATTCTCTGATTCATCCCATTGAAAATTCCAATTTGCTTTTTTATTTGCTTCATGAATATATGGTTGTAATTCTCTATATACCCAAGGTTCATCTAACCAAACTATATCTGAATTTCTTTTTAGTTTTAAATTATTAATTTCATCTTTAGAAAGTTTTTTGTTACCACGGTTTCCTGTTAGACCCATGGTTTCAGATTTAGATAAACTATATTTAATAATATCATCACAAATTTTATGAGGTATAGCAGATGTAAAATACCAATAATAATTAGATATATTCATAAGTTATGGTTTGAATAAAATTCAAACTGTCTTTCTGGTTGTTTGTAATATAATACATATTAGTAGATGGAAACATAATAAATTTATTATTTTCTAAAGGTATTATGCAATTTTTTCCTTTTTTTGTGTTATCATCATAATAAATTGTAACATTACAATTTTTAACTTTAACTCCGTAAAGTAATGTAAAATATGGCGAGTTTTCAAGATCAACTGGATCTACATCTAATAATGGTTTTGATGTTTGATTAGGTTTATAAATATTACCCCACTTATTTTTTTCAATTAAACTTATATTATAATCAAGAAAAATATGTTCTTTAATATATGTATCTAACATATCTAAATTTTTAGAAAAACTAATGTTAGAATTTTTTATGTTTGATTCTAAAATATCTTTTGATAATTTTTCTCTATCAATATCCCAATCTTTGGGCATTACCACATCACCATAATATAGAGCTTGCTCTGTTAATACTTCTTTCTGCATACCACCACCATTTTTAATTTATGCTAATCGATCTGTCAAGTCCCAAGATTGATTATCTTCATTCCACACATAGTCCCAACCATGTGTTCCAGCCTCATTTTGTGAAGTTTGTTCTGCAGTTAATGCAGGAGCGTCACCAATTGGTGATTCCCAAGATGCAGTTGTAATATTTTTTACCCACGATGGATGTGGTTTTTTACGCCAAAAAATTTGATTCTCTTCATCCCATTCATAACCAATACCTGCGTAGTTACCTCTAAAAGGTGTTCCACCTGTTTTATGTTGATTCTGTAAAGTATTATATGAAGTTTGAATCCACATTTGTGCAGGCCAGTTATTATGTGTTTCTAAATACTGTTGTCCTACTGCTTCATTTGGAACATCATTAGAATCCAACATATCTTCATCGTTTAAAGTTAATACTTGTAAAACTTTTCCATTCATTCCTATTTTTGCAAAATGTGCCATAATAAATTATCCTCTATTGAAATTTGTACCTTATCACTACTACACCTGAACCACCAGATCCACCGTTTTGATAACCACCTCCACCGCCACCGCCAGTATTTGCAGTTCCACTTATATTCGCGGGGTTATTTGCATTTCTTGCGCCATCGCCACCTCCACCAACTCCACCAGTGGTATTTGCATTGCCTCCAAATCCTCCACCACCACCAGCAAAAGCATCTCCGCTAGCAGTACCTTTAATTCCAGTTGTGCTTCCATCACCCCCGCCACTTCCTCCAGCAGAATTAGTTTGAAGTCCTTTTTGACTAGCACCACCGCCACCGCCACCATATTCTCCGTTTAAACCAGGGGTAGCAGGGTCACTATATCCATCAGCGCCAGGAAAACCTTGTACTCCAAAAACTGCAGGGACGTTTCCTTGACCTCCAGTTTTCTTTGGACCTGGATTTGGTTGGCTAGGTCCACCACCCCCACTTCCACCATCCCGACCATTGGGTAAATTGTTAGGAGCTACACACGGCATATATACTCCGCCACCACCTGCTGCAGTATTACTATTAAATACACTATTAGATCCGGGGGCTCCTGGCCGTCCAGGATTTGGTTGGGTACCACCAGTACCACCAGCTCCAACTGTTACTGGATAACCAGTAGCAGCTACAGTAAGTGTTGATAAACTTTTATTAAAATTACTAGCTATATATTCAGTAGTGTTTCCAGGAGTTTCTCTAAAACCTCCAGCTCCACCGCCTCCAGCTCCTCGGTTCACGTTAACTGAACCTCCACCGCCACCGCCACCACCTGCTACAATTAAGTAATCAATATCAGTTGATCCAGTTGAGCTTCCTGCGCATGAAACACAAAAAGTTCCAGGTCCTGTAAAGGTATGAATTTTAAAATCTCCGTCAGTAGTAATTGTTCCACCTGTTGCTGTAACAAATTTTTGATCTTGAGCAGCGTCTTTATTACCATCCAGGATTACTGACCAACCTTGTGTTCCGTCTACGTATAGTAAAGTTGCTGACTCACCATTTGTAACGATATCAGCATCTGCTGCTGCACCATTAATGTTAGAACCATTTCTTGCTAGTACAATTTTATTCGTACCTGCAGTTGCAGCGTAATCTTTAATTGCTACTTGATCACCTGCTGAAGGTGAAGAGGGAAGAGTTACTGTTATTGATCCAGATGTAGTATTTACAAAATACCCATTACCAGCGACCGCTGTAAAACTTGCTGTTTTAGCTGTTGTGTCCCAACTTAATACGGCAAGACCTTGAAAGGCCCCGTTGTCTATCATTGTAGTTCCGCATGAAATAACTCCCATTATGAATCTCCTTCTATCTTGGATAAATTAATTTTAAATTTTTCTCCAGATATGTTATTTATTATAAATATATTATCTTTTCCTTCTTGTAAAGTCCAATTTCCTTTGGTTCCATCTACAACATTTCCTTGTTTTTTAGCTTGGTTAGATAGATGTAAATCTCCAGTATATAAATTTCTCCATACATTTCCTGAAGCTCCTAGATCATATGTGTCATTAGAACCAGGTACAATGTTTCCTGTAGCTGTAATTCCTTCTGAGGTAATTACTCCTAAACCTACATCCCCTAAATCTGTAGAAATATCTACAATATTAGTTCCATCTGAATATAAAATTTTGTAGCCTTTATTTGTTGCAGACCATGTAGCACCTGTACCAGAAGTTGTTTTGAAAGTTACGGTGTGAGCTCCTGTAGTTGCATTTTGAACAATATAAGTTTTTTCAATAGAATCAGGAATGGTCACATTAACATTTCCTGTTATAGTTCCTGTTAATTTTAAAACTTGATTTTTACCATTCGATAAAACACCATTTGAAAAAACTAAAGTTGCACCTGAAGTAACTCCAATTGCATCATAACCACCAATTGCTTGTTCAAGAATAAGTAGGTTAGTATTTGTAATTTGTCCCCAAGTTCCTGAATTTGCTCCAGTTGCCTGAACTGTTAGTTTTAAACTATCTGAATTAGCCATATTTTAGATTCCTTAAATTATATTATAATATTTCATTTATGCAGCAGTGTCAACTTCTGTCCAAGTACCAGAAGAGCCTTGATTTACCTCTGTCCATGTTGATGTAGATCCGGTATCTACTTCAGTCCAGACTATGGTTTTTTCGTCTCCTAAAGCCATTGTCATGGCTATACCGGTTGGTCTAGCAACAGAATCTGTTGCATCTGCCTGACCTTCTTGCATGGTCATTTCTTCACCAGTTACGTCTACATCAACATCTACTATTAATGAAGCAGTTCCAAGATTTGCTGTGAAACCTATTCCAGTTACAGAAACGTTTGCATCTCCAGTAACTGTTGGAGCATTTTCTTGCATTGTTAAATCAAAACCAGTAACTGCAACATCAACCTTAGCAGAAGCAACAACACTTCCTTGAGCTATAGATAATAGTTCTCCAGTTAAAGATACTTCAGTAGTTGCAGTTACAGTTAACGTTCCATCATTAGATGTAAGAACTAAAGCTTCTGCATTTAGAGCATTGATCATATCAGTTGATCCATCAGCTCCATCAAAATGTAAAAGAGCTATTGTATCTGAATCAACAGAAAACGCGCTTGTAGGTTCTGTAAAACTTGAGCCTCCGTATCTTGCAATATCTGAAACCCTTACTTCATCTATGTAACCATTAAAATCACCAAAGCCATTTTTTCCAATACTAAATGAACCATTATCTTGTTTATTACCTGTAGAAACTGTATCTTCTAAAGTTCCATTTTTATATATTCTGTGAGTGTTGCCTTGTCTTTCATAAGACAACATAGTCCAAACACCAGCAGATACTGTAACTGAAGTAGTAATAATTGTTGATGGGTTTACAGTCCAATAAACTTGGTTACCTAATAAATATGATTGTTCTGTTGTGCTTGTTCCTGATTGCCAAATGCCTTTATAACCTGTAACGTTGTCAGGTCTAATCCATAAATCAACTGTAAAATCTGTAGAACTTAGATTTATATTACTTGTTGAGTCTACAAAATCATCAGTACCATCTAACTCTAAAGAAGAGGCACCAAATTTTGCTTGATCAGTTGAAAGTGCAGCATTACCTGAAGCTGAAAATTCAGGACCCGTTCCATTGAAAAGTTGTACATCTGCGTTTGCAGTAATTGAAACAGAACCTAGACTAGAAGTTATTTCTTGACCAGTAACGATTGCATCAGGTGAAGGATCCACTGTTCCTTCTTCTGCAGTCATTGCTTCACCGGTAACTGAAGCAAATGTATTTGCGTCTAAAGTTAAAGTTCCTTCTGTTGCAGTTAACAACTCTCCAGTAAGTGAAACATTACCTGTTCCAGTGACTGAAACAGAATCTAAATTAGAT